GTCAAAGCTCTTTCTAAAAAATGGTTGGAGCTAACAGGCGGAAAGTAAATTGCCAAACTATGTTTCAAATGTAATTAACAACACTCCAGCTTCATCGCATAATATTTATCTATCAGATTTATTAAATAATTTCAATATTCAATCATTATTTGTTCCTGGATTTCAATTGCTTCTTTCTTACGGTGGTCATAGGATAAATAAAGCCTCTAACACTTCAAGAGCATATATATGGGATCTTTACAGGCTTGGATATACAGCTTCAAATAAAGTTACTCAATATGGATATTATGTAAGAATTCCGCAGTTCTCAAATCCGCTTTTTAATGATCCACAAAATTTACTAGGACAAAATAAAAATTATTTCCCTGTTTATTGTTCTTCATATAATGACAATGCTGGAAACAACATATATAAGCAACTTGAAAACTTTACGGGATTGTCTAGAAATAATATTCCTGTGTTTTCAGAACAAAAATACACTGCTAATTTTGCATTCAATCCACTTTATTCTACTTCTTATAACGTGCAATACGATGCTGAGTATTTGATATATAAAGCTAGTGTCATTCCTCTGTATCCAATAATGACAGCATCTTCTATACCTACTCATAAAACATTCGGGCCAGCTTTTATGAATAGTTTTAGAATTTCAGTAGATGGAACAAACTCATTGGGAGACGTTGAAATACAAGTTAATTTGTCTGGTGGTAAGTCTTTGATTTCACCCGACAATATGCCTACTTACAAACCATTTTTAACTACAAATAGTACAGCAATGGTTGATTTAGAAGGTAACACTTTACCAGAATATAATTTAACGCTCAACTCAGTTGGAGTAAGTTCACTGCCTTTTCAAAGTCACTATAGACCAATTAATTTATCAGATTGTTTTTTCAGTGCTGCAGAATTTTTTACTAACAAAGGTGGCAGAAGTGCTTATGATAACTTTGTAAATTCTATCAGAAATAGTAAAAATATAAACTTTAGATTAGTTAGTATGTCCTTAGAAGTAAGTCAAAATATATTATATGAATTTACTATGCCTGCGGGAGATATATTAAATGACAGTTCAAACCCTACATACTTTGGTGACAAAGTAGGTCCAAGATTTGCAAGCTTGACATCTAGAGAAGTATCTGGATCAATAAAAATATTTAGTTATGTAAACACAAGCATAATAAACAAAAACTCCACTCCTTTAACTATGTCATTTGGTCCTCTTTATTTTTATAGAATAAAGAATGTAGATTGGTCAAATCCTGATGTACAAATTAATCCAACAGGTGGATATACACACGAATATAAGTTTGTAGCAAGACTAGGTGAGTTCACAGCATTTTTTGGTACTGGAAATAAATTAGTTTCAGAATTTTTTATCTAATGAAAGAGTTTTTAGAATATTTTAAAAATATAAAATCAGACAAAGTTCATCTTTTAGAAATATCAAACGTCAAGTTTATTATCAAAGAGATAACTTGGAAAGAAGGTTTATTGATTGACGCAAAATCTTTTAGAAAAAAAGATAATGTTGTATATCAAAATACTGAGTTTGAAAAAAGAGAAATATTAAGCATTTGTATTTTAGCTGCTTACGATATCAGCGAAGATAAATGTTACTTTTCTGAAGTTGATAAATCAATTATAGATTGTATTGATCATACAGTTATAGAAAAACTTTGGGTTGAATATCAAAAGTATTTATTTCTATCTGCAGACGAGGCTAATTTTTATTATATAGCAGCAAAAAAATATTTCAATCCTAATGACAACGAAACTTATCCAGTACCTCCTATAGTCGTTGAAATAGACTATATGATAAGAGGCTTAGTGACTTTTGGCAGAGATGAGTTTTCAAATCTTAGTATGAAAGAATTTGAAACTATGCAACTGATTTTAGCGACCAAAAATGAATCAAAACAAAAATCAGTTGCAGATATAGATATTGATACGGAGAGAGAACTTCGCTAAATACTAAAAGATAAAGTATTCTTTTGTTTATTTCTGATTGTCTCAGCGTAAATAGTTCTATCCCATTGATGAAATAAATAAAAAGATTCTTTATTAGCAGTACAAACATTTTTTCCGTCAAATGTTACAGTAACATTATCTCGCTTAATTGCTTCACCAGTTGCGCAAAAATTATCAGTCATAGGGTGTGTAAGCATAACATTAGGATTTTGTTTCAACTGTCTATATAAATATCCCAACATTGCTTGATCAGGGATAATATAGTTATATTTTCTGTTCATTGCTGTCAATATAAGAGTACAGTAGTTCAAGAAAGCGTTAGTCTTTCCTCCATATGTTCCCCCGTTTAAGACATATGAATCATCATACTTATCTTTATTGTATACGACAGTATTCAAGACCCAATCGTGCCACATTTGATTGCAATCATTTTCTCGAATTTGCATCCCCTCACAGACTAAGAACAGTTCCTTCTCAGGATGTAAAGCCATAAAATCAAATGGGTCTTTTTGTAAGATTACATCACGCATATCACAGTGCATAACATAATCAAAATCTTTACCATTTTCACAAAGCCAATCATAGTAAGCCAAATAGCAAAAATTTATAGGAACAAGACCTGTTTTAGCTTCGACAACATAATCATAGTATTTTTTCAGCCTTTCAATTTGTTCAGGCACCACATTATATACAAATACTATTTTCTTAAAAGTTTTTAATTTAGATAAAGAATTTAAATATATTTCAGCATCTAAAGTTTCTAAAATTTTGTTACCTTGCAAAAAATTAAGTAAAAGGTTATTCATATTTCCATTATACGAGCTTTTTGTAATGATGAATTGTTCTTTCAATACCCTCTTCAAAATCAATCTTAGGAGACCAGTCAATTAAAGACTTTAATTTTTTAGATGTACCACAAACATAAGAGTGCTTACTTTCTTCTTTAGTGTCATCAAAGAAAAGGCTACAATTAGGTTTTATTTTATTGTAAATTAATTCAACAACATTCTTTATTCTAATTTCTTGGTCAGAACAAATGATGTAATCACCAGAAATTTTTTTCTCCACAATATCTTTCATAGCATAAGCAAAATCTTCAACATACAAGTAATCAACAATAGATGAGCATTTATTTAAAGTTAAGTTTTCATTGTTGAGTAAAGATATTATTGTTTTGGGAATAAGTCTTGTTAGTACATCATTAGGGCCATATGTATAAACTGGTCTTATCCAAGTATGTAGTATGTTGTGCCTAGAACAATAATTTTCAGATATTGACTTAAAACTGTTTTTGGTTATAGCGTACATAGAATCTGGCTTGCAGATTGTTGTCTCGTCAAATGTTGACTCCTGATATCCATACTCTGCAGAAGAACCTAGACTAATAAAATGTGAAATGTTGTGTTTAGAGCATAATTTCAACAACTCAGAACTATAATGTATATTTTCAGTTTGCCATAACTTATCAATGTCAAGCGAAGAGTTTCCACCCATCCAGGCACAATGAATCATACAATCTACATTAATATTTTCTATAGATTTATCAAGAGATAAATAATCTGACATTTCTGAATGAATAAAAGTTATATCATAATCAAGTTTATCAAATTTTCTTGATACAGCATAGATATTATGATTCTTATTGAGTAAATTGCATAGATTTGAACCTAAAAAACCATTCGATCCTGTGACTAAGATATTCATAAACTAAAAGATAAATTTTGATATGCATAGATATGATCTGTAGTATATGTATCAACCTTTTCATATCCTAAGTTTGCAAGGAAAGATTTTATATCATTATCATTTACGTTATATCTAAATGCCCAGTCAAACTCAACACTAATTACTGGTTTAAATTTTTTGATAGTTTCATATGCTCCCATTAATGCAAAAAGTTGATAACCTTCAACATCTAGTTGAATAAAATCACAATGGCTCAATGCTAAATCATCTACTTTTAAGGTAGGAGTTGTGCCATAATTAGGATTTACATAAAAACCACCAATTTCATCAGGAAGAGTAGTCATAGATACCATTCTATGATCATTTCCCAAACAACATTGAAATTTATGAACATTGTCATATGGCAAATTATTTACTAAACAATGAAAATTAACTGGGTCTGGTTCAAAAGTATAAACTGTCTCAAAATAATCAGCAAATTTTACAACTTGCATTCCACAGTTTCCACCTGCTTGCACGACTACTTTATTATCTTTTAGAAAAGGTTTAACCACTTCTAGAAGATCAGTTTCGCTCGAGAGACCCTTAAAAGTCCTCAAGTTATGGTCGTCTTTCCGCCAAAACCATTTATCATAAATCTTAATAATTAAATCAGCAAAATTATTCATAATGTATCAAATATCCACATTGTAATTACCAAACAAACTTATTCTTGTAATATTCTACAATTTCCAAAATTTTATTATTAAAAATGCAATTTGGAGTCCATCCTAAACTTCTCAATTTGTCATCGTTCAGTGCATATCGAACATCTTGCCCAGGTCTTTCGAATCCAAAATCAATGAACCTGTTATAATCAACATCTTCCTTAGGAAAATAACAATCAATTACTTTTTTGACAGTATCAATATTAGATTGTTCAAAACCACCAGCCACATTGTAAATTTCATTAACATCTCCAGACTCAATTATCTTCAAAACTGCTGACGCTGTATCTTCAGCATGCAGCCAGTTTCTAATTGGAGTACCGTGATTATGAAGGGGAATTTTTCTTCCTAAACCAAGAAACTTGCATGATTTTGGAATTAACTTTTCGACATATTGTCCTATACCATAATTATTTGTAGGACGAATAATATTGTAAGGAATGTTATATGTTCTTGACCAAGCTAATATAAGTTGATCTGCTGCAGCTTTTGTAGCTGAATATGGATTACTTGGTCTAAGAGTATTTGATTCAAAATGCTCACCGTCAGCAATATCTCCATAAACTTCGTCTGTACTGAAATGTATTAACCTTGGAACATTGTAGCCTTCTTTTTTGTAAATCTTAAGAAGTTCAAGAATATTATAGACTCCAACAATATTAGAATCTAAAAAAACTTTACTATCTCTAATTGAGTTATCTACGTGAGTTTCAGCAGCAATGTTTATGAAAAAATCACAATCTACTAATCTATCAATATCTAAAATGTTTGTTTTTTCGAATTTGAATTTTTCATAATGAATAAATTCACTTAAAATACTTTCATCAGTAGCATAAGTGCAACTATCTATTCCATAAACGTAATATCCATTATCGAGTAATAATTTAGTAACGTATCTTCCAATAAATCCTAGGCAACCAGTTATATAAACAATCTTCATTAAAATATTATACCAAGCATACATGGTATAATCATAGTATGAACCGTAAGTACCTTCCTACTCTTTCAGAGCTTATTGACAGACTTTCTATTGTTCAGCTTAAGGAAGTTTTTATTCCTGAACACAAGACTGAATATTCCAAAGAAATTGCTGACATCATCCATGACATTCAGGCGCATATTGATGAAAATAATGCAGTAATTGATGCTGAAGTTATCAGAGCAGTAGTAGTTTTGTCACAAATGAATTTACACATTTGGCATAATGAGACCAACTATCGTAAAGGGATTAAAGATGGAAACAATTTAGAGCTGACTCACGGATTGAATGGCATTAGGAATACTGCTAAAAATAAAATCCAAGAAGTAGTTGGTGGAAGAAAAGATTATAAAGTAGATTGTTTAGCAGCAGATTTCAAGGATTGGGAGATAAGTTGGTGAGTAAAATTAAAGTTTTACTTGTTTACTGTAAATGGCAATACAATGGACCTCCTGTGCTTTCAAATTTTGTAAGCAATTTAGGGGGTTCTTTTGAAGCAGTTTTTGGTGAGAATACTGATTACGAATTAGAAACAGTAAATATTGGCAAAGAACCTGGAGAGATCAGCACTACAGCGGAACTTTCAGAAGTTTTGCTTTCAAGAATATATGATATTGCTGTTGTCAGTGAACTTGATGACTGTGTGATGAACATTGAAGTTGCAAAAAAAATTGGGAAAAAACTGTTTTTATGCAACTGGGATAGCAATGTTAATATCTCAACAAACCTTGAGGTCAATTTCAGATTATTCATCAAAAAACCTGTGAATATTTCTTTCTTGAGAACTAAGCATTCTATTTTAGAAATGTCTCAATACTGCAATATTCTTAGTATGGATTATGGATATGGAGAAATATTTCCTAATATCTACGCATTGTATGTGCCTTTGGATACTAGAATTTTTTACAACGTGCCTGAAGAAGAAAAAACAAATGATATTTTATTCTGCGGATCTATTCATCTAGAAGAAAGAGCATCTATTTTAAACAAATTGCTATCCAATGGCATAAATGTAAAAATAGCAGGTGGTAGATGGCCAGTTGAAAAAACTATTCAATCTTTTGATGAATATGCAAGTGAATTTAGAAAATCAAAAATATCCTTAAGTTTCAATGCAAGTCCTTATTGTAGATTTTCAAGAAAAGGCAGAATTATTGAATCAATGGCTGCTGGATCTATGTGTATTATGACATACCCAGATATTCTGAAAACTAGTAAAGGTTCTTGGTTTGAAGATGGTAAGCATTTTGCATCTTTCAATATTGACAACTGTGTATCTGTAGTTAAATATTATTTGAACAATCCAGATGTGCGACAACGGATTGCTTTAGAAGGGCATAATGAATGGAAAAGAACTTGTGCTCCTGAAGTTTTTTGGAATAGATTGTTTGAGATTGCAGGTGTTAAATAATGGAAAAAGTCTTAATAACTGGTGGTGCTGGATACCTCGGCTCTATTCTTACTGAAGTATTGCTGTCTAAAGGATATGCAGTTACAGTTTTAGACAGTTTAGTTTGTAAGCAATTATCATTAACTTCATTTTGTCATAATGAAAATTTTAACATTGTGGTTGGGGATGTACGAGATACCAAGCTTCTTACAAGCATGGTAGAAACTCATGACATTATCATTCCATTAGCTGCAATTGTTGGTATGCCAGCTTGTAAAAAAGATCCAGATCTAACAGTAGCTGTAAATTATCAACAAATTAAAAACATTATTGAGATAATTCAGCCAATTCAAAAGTTGTTAGTTCCTAATACAAATTCTCAATATGGAAGTTCTGAAACAATCATCACAGAAGAAAGTCCATTCAACCCTCTTTCTCTTTATGCAAAAACAAAATGCGATGCTGAAAAGCGTGTTTTAGAATTAGGTAATGGTATTTCTTTAAGACTAGCTACAGTATTTGGAGTTTCTTATAGACAAAGAATGGATTTGCTTGTTAATGATTTTGTTTATAGAGCTTTTACTGATGAATTTTTAGTTCTTTTTGAATCACATTTTCTTAGAAACTATGTTCATGTAAGAGATGTTGCTAAGGCTTTTGTTCACTTAATTGAAAATTATGAAACTTGCAATAACAATGCTTTCAATGTTGGGCTTACTTCGGCTAATATGTCAAAACTTCAACTTGCTCAAAAAGTAAAAGAATATGTTCCCAACCTTGTAATTATTGAAGAACAATTCAAAGAAGATTTTGATAAAAGAAATTATGTAGTATCAAATGAAAAACTTGAAAAAACAGGTTGGAATTGTGATTACTCATTAGACGCTGGTATTAAAGAATTGCTTAGTGCTTATAAAATGATTCACAATTTCAAAAACAAAGATTTCACTAATTTGTAAAATAAAAGT